GTCAACCCACAACCATACGCAGCAATTGATGCTGTTGCTCCTGGTGATGCTGTTGCTCCTGGTGATGCTGTTGCTCCTGCTCGTGATGCTGTTGCTCCTAGTGATGCTGCGGGACTAAGAGCTTATCAGAATTCTAATGATGATGATTGGGCAGAATTTGGAGGACGAAGAAGAAGAAAATCCAGAAAACCAAGAAAATCATCAAATAAAAAGAGGAAACAAAGAAAAACTAAAAGAAGAAGACAATAATACCTTTAGAAAATATATAACTGATATTTTATAAAGGTAAATTTTATAAGGTTATATATATAATACCAAATGAAAGGAAGAAAAACTTCAAATAAAAAGAGAAAATCAAGAAAAACAAAAGGAAGAAAAACCAAAAAAAATAGGATTCGTCCAATTATATACGGTGGCGCATCAATTAAACAATACGGTGTAGCATCAGCTTTAAGATCCTTGATTTTTACTTATTTCCCCCAAAGAGGTTTTGACATAATAAATTTGCCTAAAAATGAACCAGAGGGATCAGAGGGATACGATAAATATGGGTTAACAAATAAATATACTACTGTAATGGATTTATTAAATCAAATAGTTCATAATGACGATGGTAGAGCTATTTTACCACGCGAAGTCAAATTTGGTGATTTTTTAACATATTCACAAGATTTAGACAATATTCTTAGTGATATAATATCAGACATCAAACAGTATTTTTATGATCCAAAAATAAGTAATAGGATTAGTCCTAAGGAAATAAATGAAATTTCAAGATTAATAAATAGTATTCAAGATGAATTGGTAAGAACGACGGGTCTTAGCTCCGAAAAAGAATTACCAGCAAATGTAGCACAAGCAAATGTAGCACAAGCAAATGTAGCACAAGCAACAAATGTAGCACAAGCAACAAATATAGCACAAGCAACAAATATAGCACAAGCAACAAATGTAGAACCTAAAAATAAGATCTTGGAAATGTTACTCGCCGCAAGTTCTTCTCTACCAAAAAAATAAATTATTATATTTTATAATTAGTTTAAAAAAATAAAATATAAAACAACTATTTAGTAATTATGGATGATTTTAACGTAAGTTCGCTTCACGAATCAAAGAATGAATGGGGTGCTCGTCTCATTACCATTTTGACGCCGCTAATTATCGATGGCTACAAGTCTATTTTAGACGAAGCCATTAAACTGTGTAAGGACAATGGTGAAATGGACAAGTATTTAATGACATTTCAAAATTTCATTTCGAGAATTCCCAAATGGAATCAAACAATTATTGAAACCGAGCGCAAAAGAATTTGCGAAAAATCGGGTTGCTCTTATTTAGAAGATTTGGTCACTTGTGTTCACATTATTCAATTGAAAATTCTGACTGCTATGCGTGTAGGACAAAAACAGAAGAAGGTCGATATTAAAGTACCTAAGTTGGATGATTTTGTTCACAAGACTTATATCAATGTAGCGCGCAAAATATATAAAAATGTTTATTTGTTTGAAATCAATATTCCTCCTTTAAACATTCAAAAGAATCATAGAGAGTTAGAAGTAATTGTCCAAGAATGTATTTTAAACACATTAAGAGAGAGTATTCCAGTTGAAGCAATATTGAAGGCGTATATGGATGAGACAATTGAAGAAGATGTTGTTGAAGAAATTAAAGAGCAAATTATTGAGCAACCTTTAAAACAAGAACAGCCTTTAAAGCCAGAACAGAAACAAGTAGATACAACTGGTGGAAATAAGGTCGGTTTTAATGATATTGATTATGTTGCCAGTAGTGACGGGAAATTTCAAAATGTTGTAGTACCAAAAACATATGAGAATTTAGATTATATTAGCAATATGAGAGCCGAGCAAAGAAAGATTGATGAAGCAAATGATTCCGATGACGATAACATTAAAATAAATATTTCGGATGAATTTGTAAGTCCAGAATCTTTAGGTCTATTATCCATCGAAGAACCAAAAATGGATTTATTACCGGATTTATTGCTAGACGAAATTGAAGTTTTAGAATAAATTGAAATTAAATTTGCGTAAAAAGATAAATAATATATACAATAAGTATTTTAAATGGATAACATATTTATTATAGCAGCAATCATATCTGTTATTTTTGTAATAGCAAAATTTATTGAAATGCGATTTATTGAAAGGGAGGCGAAACCGTTGAAATTTTTAATTCGTGATGCGCTCTTAGTATATGTTAGTGTTATAATGGGTCATTTTATTTTGAGTCAATTGAAACCGATGATTCAAGAAGGTGGTGCTATAAGTGCTCCCCAAGTTTTCACAGGCAATCCTGAATTTTAGATTTTCATTTATTTTATTAACGACCCGTCCAAACCTTGACAATAGGTCTGGGTAATCTATTGTTCTTAACATCTTCTTCATAATTTTCGTATGTATACTTACTAAAATTTTGATACTTAAAAATATTTCCCAGTAGTGCCTTTTTTTTAGTAATAAAGGGATACTCGCTAAAAAATATAACTCCTAATACACGTTCAAGACAACATCTGTCTTTTCTGGAAATAATAACACGAGTTAATTTTGTTAATTTATATTTTCTCTCTAAGTACAATAAAAAATCGTGATTTATAAATGATTGTGAGCCAAAACAACCAAACCAGTTGAAATTATCCATACCAAGTACTCGGTTATTCAATGTTAATTTGTTTTTGAGCTCGGTAGAATTGTTTAAAACGTCAATAATTTCTACTGAATTGCTTATGCGTTCGTTATCAGAATTAAAATACCATAATGGCATTACATTGATACCAATTAGTTTTTCAAAATTGACGCGAGTATGAAAAAACACACTGTCATGGATTATAACCGCATTGTCAAAAAACTTGTTTTTTATAAAATAATAATAAGGGAGTAATTCGCCGCGACCAGGGAATTCAGATTCAATAATCTCAATATTCTCATAATTGTAAAAAGATATAACAAGGTCTTTATTGCTGTTATCATCAATGATGACAATTTTTCTATATGGGTAAAACCGCCGAAGGCATTGAACACAGTTATTCCAATATTTATTGGTTAATTCAGAATTAACGTGTCTTGTAATAATAAAACCAAAATCATTCATTAATAATATACATTATAATATTAATGAAAAAGTTACTAATTATGAAACAAAAGGTCTAAATCTAAAATCTAAATCTAAAATCTAAACCAAAATAGGTATTTTGTCAATATCTATAACATCATTTGGTACAGTTCCTTTAAAATTAGCATATGCCTTAAATTCGGGACGCTCTAATTGAGCTTGCGGAGTGTGATTATGAACACATCGAGCAATCATTTTATACAATTTGAAATCGGGATATCGGTCTTGTCCGTTATTTTTATATAACATATTAATACCCTTATCATCGAGACACCATTCTACTACCAGACGCTGAACGGGGTCACATTTGCTAAGGTCTTTAACATCGGACATATCTTCGACAACATAATCGAAAATAGAGCAAGCAAGTCGACACAAATCGAAACTGAAGTTGGGCTCCAAACGCGGCTTCTTCTCGTTAAAATATGGCTCGGTATTGTATTGCGTGGCGGCATCGTTGCCAATTTGGAAACTATCACTACAAAATAGTTTACCATTGTATTTGTAAATGCTTCTACCGAAATCGATGATTTTATAGATTCTGCCAAAAGTTGGCACCTTATAAATCTGTTTTTTGTAACAATAATAAAGGAATTTTTTGTCAGTATGATTATACATTACATTATTGGAATGTAAATCATTGTGAGTAAAAGAAAAGGTCTTTTGATATGTTACTAAAATCATTATTATTTGCATAAAAGCGGAAAACCATTCTTCTTCTTTTAAATCGGATGATAATATTAAATCATCAAAAGTATTTTCACAATACTCCATACAAATAACTTGAACTGGGAATTGTGGTATAGTTGCGTTTATCACTTCTTCTTCGAAACTGTCGTCGTCTGATTCACTTGCATCTTCTTCTACTGCGTTTGACTCTTCATCTTCCCATTGAGTATCGTCTGCTTCTTCCAACTCATTTACTTCTTCGCTTTGCTCATTTACTTCTTCTAATTCATTTTGCTCATCATTTTGCTCTTCGCTTTGCATAACTTTTTCTAAAAGTGGATCTGTTTCTCCATCAACTGTGTAAGATGTTCTTGAAGAACAAGTTGAGTTTGATTTTAGTGTAACTTTATTGTCATTATCATTTGTCAAACTTGAATTTGTTATATCAATTAGTTCGGAATAATTACCTTTTAAGTCTTCTAAATTCACTATTGTATTATCGTCACTAAACATATCTTCGAATACTTCATTATCAAATGATTTAATAGACATATTTGACTTTAGCGATAAATTATGTTCTATTTTTAATGGTTTTAATTTGGTATCTTCATTTTGAAACTGAAATAAATGTTCATAATCATCAATTTTAAATAGAACATTCTTGTTTTTATTAAAAAAATCTGAATTATTCAAGTAATCTATGTCATCACAAACATTTAATGTGAAATTATTTTTAATAGCTAAAAAAGAACCATAATAATCTACACCGTGTTGAAAATTATTTTCATAAATAAGATTGCTTGAGAGAAACAAAAATAAACCATCAACATATGCCGAATTATTTAAATCCAGCAATTTACTATTACAATATGTTTCATCCGAATTAATTGATGGCAGATTCAATATTTTATCATCGTTATTGTATTTTCCGATTAGATATTTAAAAGGGTCTAACAATGGTGCCATCTTGAAAAATAGATCCTTGTCTTTGACCTTATTATTGTTTATATTTTTAATACGACAATTATACAATTTATTGTCTTCACTATTATCTTCATCATTTACCGATGAAATGTACCATTTGTGATTTAAATTTACATTATTGTAATTGGTTTCATTTAACTCCAAAAACCTTTTATAAATTGGTATATAATTTTGTGTTTTAGAGAGAAACAAAGATGATGGTTTCTCTAAACTTTTTAAAAGCTCAGTGTTCTTCCTTTTCTGATAATTTACGTTTATCATTATTAGGTATTTAATATATAAATTATATGAGTTTTTAACTTATTATTCTTTGAAAGTATTTTTCTCTCTTAATATCAAACTATAAACTATATTAAGAGAGAATCAATTGCGTTTTATATTATATTTAAAATTTTATACATTATAATATATGACACTTGAATTAAAAAAATTCGATATGAAAAGTATTAGTTTTAAGCCCAATGAAAACAAAGGACCCGTCGTTGTATTAATCGGAAAGCGTGACACAGGCAAATCCTTTTTGGTCCGAGATCTACTTTTTTATCAGCAAGAAATTCCAATTGGCACCGTTATTTCGGGAACTGAAGAAGGTAACGGTTTTTACGCAAAAATGGTGCCCAAATTGTTCGTCCATAATGAATACAATACGGCGATTATTGAAAATATTTTGAAACGACAGCGCACTGTGTTGAAACAGATTAAAAAAGAGATGGAAACATATAAACGCAGCACTATTGATCCTCGCGCATTTGTCATTTTAGATGACTGCTTATATGATGCGACTTGGACACGTGATAAAATGATGCGCTTACTCTTTATGAACGGCAGACATTGGAAGGTGATGTTGGTCATTACAATGCAATATCCGCTTGGTATTCCGCCCACATTGAGAACCAATATAGATTATGTTTTTATTCTTCGAGAAAATTACATCGCAAATAGAAAAAGAATATATGAGAACTATGCCGGTATGTTTCCAACATTTGAGAGCTTTTGTCAGGTGATGGACCAATGTACCGAAAATTACGAGTGTTTAGTGATAAATAATAACTCGAAATCCAATAAGCTACATGACCAAGTCTTCTGGTATAAAGCCGACAGTCACGGTGACTTCAGATTAGGGTCAAAAGAGTTCTGGGAATTATCGAAAGGAATGAAGGATGAAGACGAAGAGGAGCAATATGACCCGAATTCAGTGAAAAAACGCGGCGCAGGACAGAAAATCAGCGTAAAAAAGGCGAATAAATGGTAAATCCACTTCATAACTGCGTGTAAAAAAGTGGAGCAAAACTATAGAAAATTAATTATTCATTTTAATGTCTCATTGTTTTTCTCTTTGGTTTCCTTTTGCGTAAAGTTTTATTTTTCCCTTGAGAAAGCATTTTTATACAATCGTGGCAACTTAACGAACCTTTCGCTAAATCTAACGCAGTCTTACCCTTTTTGGTCTTAATAGACTTGTCAGCTCCGTAATCTAATAGAAGGCGAAGTTTGGCAAGCTGTTTAGTCTTAGCCTTTTTATCTATTTCTCCTAAAAAAGCGATCTTATGAAGAGCAGTCCAACCATTTTTATCTTGTATATTTGGGTCAGCGTTATGGGTTAAGAGAAATTTCATTCCGTCTAAAGTTCCATACATAGTCTCAAACATTAGAGCAGTATTTGTACTTAAACCATTATCAAATAGGATATTAATATTTGTTATAGTCCCGTCATTTAACATCTTTTTCATAAGAGGAATATTCCCTTGATTCTGAACGAATTTTTTTATGGTCTCTTTACTATCTGTCATTTATATTATATTTATAAAAATTATAATATAAATTTTTTATTTTTTTAAAAGTATATTTATATAAATATGTTACATAAAAAAACGCGAAAAAATAGTATTAGCAAAAATAGCTCTACACAGAGTTTAAGTACCCCAAAAAAAGATGGTTATTATATGCCTTCAGAGTTTGAAAAACAAAGTGCTACATGGTTAGGATGGCCAAGTAATCCTGGCACATTCCGATTAAAAGGGGCGCAACTCGCGATTGAACAATGTGCTCGTATTATTAGTAAATATCAAATTGTTCATATAGTTGCTCAACCATCTGTATGGGAAGAAGCGTATGAACGTTTTAAAGATGTTCCAAATATTTTTGTAGATGAACTTGATAGTGATGACAATTGGTTAAGAGACATAGCACCTACATTTTTAATCAAACCTGTAGGGAAAAATAGACTTATGAGAAGTGTTGGATGGAAATTCAATGGATGGGGAAACCCAAAAACTATAGAACACGATAAAGATGCTTTAGTTGCTGTTAAAATTAGTGGTTTTTTATCTGTTCCAATTTATAAAAAATTTGACTTTGTATGTGAGGGTGGTTCATTTAGTGTTGATGGACAAGGAACTCTTGTTACTACTGAAGAATGTCTTTTAAATCCGAATAGAAATAAAAATTTAACTAAAGCTCAAATAGCAAATAATTTATGTAATTATTTAAACTTAA